GGTGACGCGCTTGATTCGCCATTCGAGATCAGCGAACGACGAGCCCTGCACAGCGCGGCCAATATAGGAGGTGGTTCCCACATAGTCGGACTCGTAGGTGTAGACGCCGGTCTGGAATCCCTCGCCCGCAGGCGTGCGGGCCTCGGTCAAGTAAACCTCGGGCCAGTCAAAAAATGTCCAAGCCGTCGCGGCAGCGGTGGTGAGGTATTCCGCCAGCGCGGAAGCCTGCGAGGCCATGAGCGGCTGCGCGGGGTCGATGCCCATGCGGCTGATGACGCCATCGCGGACGGTGCGGTAGGGAGTGGCCTTCATTGCGGGCCTCCTTGCTGCAACGCGGGCAGGGTGCCTTGGCGGCCGATTTGGGCGTTTTGCTGTTGTTGAAGCTGGAAGTTGAAACCCTTCATTCGCGCCTCGATCATGTTCCGGAAAATCTCGTCTTGCTGGATGCGCTGCTGGAGCGCGGGGTTTGCCTGGATGATGCCTTGGAGGACTTGGGCGCGGAGCTGGTGGTTTTGGCCTTCGGCGGGAAGTTCGGGCTCGGTGCCTGCGGCGATTTTCGTGAAGGCCAGTTGCTCCTCGTTGGCTTCCATGGCGGCGGCGGGGCCGGGGTCGCGGACGAGGAGGTCGGCCAGAACGGGATCGACGGCGGCCATGATGAATTTAATGAGCCCGGCGCGGTCTATGACTCCGGCGGTATCCATCGGGACGACGGCTTTGCTGATGTAATCGAGCTTCACGCCGAGGGCTTCGGCGTCGAGGTTCTTGGCGTCCCAATCAATGATGAGGTCGAACTTGCCTTGGATGCTTTCGCGGTCGGCTTGGAACGGGAGGGTTTGGCCACCGGAGACGCGGAGGATTTGGACGGGCAGCATGTATTGCTGCATGAGTTGGTAGGTCTGCGTGATGATGGCCTTAAAGTCGCGGAGCCAGCGGTCCACCGTGTGCTGCTGGACGAGGGCGGTGTAGTTGGGATCAACCCCCTCGCCTGCCATGCCGAAGTATTCATTCACATCGCGGCGCACGGCGCGTTCGATCTCGATGGTGCCTTGGTCGAAGGGCGGCGGTTGCATCCAGCCGATTTCGTTGGGGCGGCGCTCGGGGATTTGGACGGCGGGGCCGAGGATGATGTCGAGCTTGCCCCGATTGGCGGGCACGCGCATTGGGGGCAGGATGGCGATTCCGGCGCGGTCGGTGCGATAGTCGCGCTGGGTTTTAATTTCCGCCTGCATGGTGCTGACGATCTCGGGGATGCCTCGGGCTTCGATGAGGCAGCGGGTGACGCGCTCGCGGGGGAGCTCCACGAAAGGATATTCGCCGTGGGAGTAGGGGGAGATTTCTTCTTTGGCGAAGATGTCCACATTCGGGTGCATGACCCGGCACATGATTTTTGTGGCTCCGGTCTTCTCGTCGGTTTCCTTGGAATAGACATGCCAGATTTCCACCAGGTCGCGGTGGTCTTGCCAGAGGATGGAGTCGCGGCGGTTGGTGTTCTGGTGGGCGTAGATCGGCCAAAGGCTGGTGCCTTTGTAGTTCTCGGCCTTCTCGTAAAATTCGTAGGGGTAGCCTTCGGTGACGGTGCGCTCTTCCAGCTCCTCGCAAGTCACCATTTCGCGGCGGGCGATCCAGGGGGCGCGTTGCAGGTCGTAGGTGGCGGTGGGGAAAATGATGTCGTTAAAAGGTTCGAGGGCGGTCCACTCGGGCTTGCTCTCAAAGATGTAGGGCTCGGTGTATTCGACGGTGCCGCCTTCGCGGAGCTTGCGGACATTGGCGGCGGTGCCGGTGCCGGGGGCGAATTGCTCAGCCATCTCGATGGCGATTTCTTCTTGGAGTGGATCGAGGATCGCGCCGATGAGCATGGCGAGCGGCGAGGCGGGGTCGCCCTGCTCTTGGGCCATGACGATGAGGTCTTCGAGGCTGACGGATTTTTCCTCAATGCGTGTCGTCGTTTTCCAGAACACGCCCATGATGGCGATGCCGTAGGTGGCGCGGATGTTAAGGGCGAGTTCGAGTTCGCGCCGGAGGTCGCTGGCGCAATGGGTAAAGAGCATCCACTTCAGCACGGCCTCGGCGGCGGTGCGGGAAAGGGCGTCGGAGGATTCGACCGGCATCATTTGCAGGCGGGCGGCGAAGGTGGCGGTGAGACAAAGCTGGGCCTCGCGGTTGCAGACGAGATCGGCGAGGCGGATGCGGCAATCACTCGAACCAGACCAGGGGAAAACATTTTTCCCGTAATTCTCAGGCCACTTTTTGCCGTCGGAAGATTGGCCATCCCACAGGGCCATGCGGGTGTCGTAGTTCCGCGAGCGGACGGAGGAGAACCAGCCGCCATCGGTGGCGGCTTCGGTGAGCTGGCCGATCCAGTATTTCGTGTCGCGGTCTGGCTCTTCGGATTCAGTCATGCTGTTCGTAGGCCGGGCATGAGGATGGCGAACTTCCCTGTGCCGCCGCATTTGACGACGCATTGGGGGAAGTTGCGTTTGAACCAGGCGATGAAATCGGAGTCGCGCCAGCAGCCGGGGACTTTCCAATTCCAGAAGTGATAAATTTGGGGGTCAACGGAGAGGGTCAAAGCGCCCACGCCCTCGATGGAGCGGAGGTCTTGCTTGGCGTGGTCGGCGGCGATGGCGTGCTGGCGGGCGTCGGCCAGCACGGCGCGGGAGTTCCACTGCTCGAAGAGTTCGCTTTTTGCTCCTTCGGCGAGGTCGCCGGGGAGGTCGCTGAGGGCTTCTTTGAGGATTTCCATTGTCAAAAAGGGGAGCCCGGTTGCCGGTGGCCTGTCCTGAGACGAGGGGCCACCGGCAAGGGCTGGGGGGCGGGTGTTACGCGGTGGCCGCGAATTTTCCGAGGACTTGGGGGTTCGAGACGGCTACGCCGAAGATGGCGTCGCAGAAGCCACGGCGTCCACCGCCACGGTCTTCAAGCTCTTCCATGCGAGGCTTGCGATTGAACCCGATGGAAACGAGGTCCATGTCGAGCACATAGCCGCGAGCGGCTGAAACGGCGGCTGCCGCGCCATGAGCGAGGTAGGTCGAGACATGCAATGAGAGAACGCCAAAATCTCCCTCATACAAGTCGATAGTGTTCACGATTTTCTTGTCGGAAACATTGCTGTTGAAGGTGCGCACGGAGGACATGACATTCGTCGAGCCCGCTGTGGTGCGGATGAAGTTGGTGAACGCACGCTTGAGGCTGGTTCCGCAAACGAGGTCGTAGTTGCGACGAGCGCGACGGACCTTGAACATCGACTCCAACACATCGATGACATTGTTCTCGGTGAGAGAAGCGGTCGCGGTGGTGTTGATCGACGCGGCGGGGGTGCGGAACGCGGCGGGAACGGCTGTGGCCGTGTCTGCTTGCGCGGTGGATTTGATCCATTCGCCGATGCCACGGGTGCGGTAGGGGTTTGCGCCGGATTGAACTTGGCTGTCGTTGTCGGAGCCCATGATGGCTTCGATGTCCACTTTGAGTTCGACGAGGGCTTTGGCGGCGGCTTTGTTGAAAGCCTGCTTTTTGCCAACTCCTGCCAAATCAGAGACTTGCTCCACGAGATCATCGACCTGGAAGCTGCGGCGGGTTTTTTGGATGCGGCCCGAGAGGAGTTCGCGGTTCGCGTGCTGGTCGTCGAAGCTGGTGACATCATCGTTGGCGAGGACGCCAGCGGTTTGCGGGTCGTTGTAGCGGTCGGCGGGCCAGGAAAATAAAACATTCGTAGGCTCTTTTGATTTCTTGCAGAGGCTGAACAGGGGCGTGTCGCCTGGTTCGATGAGGACCATCGCGTCGGAGAGATCCTCGCGTTGGCCTTTGACTGTAGTGATGGGGGTTGCTGCCATAGTGGTGGTTTTGGGGGTTTGAGTTTTTGGGTTGGGTTAGTTGAAAAGTGAGGCGACGAAATTCTCGGCGGCATCACGGTTTCCGGACTTCTTCAACTGATCGAGCGGGTCGGCTTTGGTTTTGGTTTTGGGGGCGGCGGAGGGGCTGACAACCTTGGGAGCGACGGCGGGTTTCGCGGGAGCGGCGGGAGCTTTTGGCTTGGTCGCTGCGGATTTTTTGGCCATGGCCTCGGCTTGCTGGAAGCGGAGGGCTTGGCCGCGAATGGCGTCGCCGATGATGAGTTCGAGATTCGGGAGCTTGGCGATGCCCGGGTAAGCTTGCAGCGTGGTGAGCATCATCTTGCGGGCCGGGGATTCGTCTTGGAAAAGCTCGGGGTAAACCTGTCGGGCTTCGTGCTGGAAATTCTCGCGCTGGGCGAGGTAGTTCCGGCGGGCGGGCTCGGCTTTGAGGATTTGGCGGGCGACTCGCAGGCGCTCTTGAAGCTCTTGCTTCGTGAACTTGCGGGTAGACCCGTCTCCCATCGGCACTTCCACTTCGCCTTCCATGTCGGCTTTGGCAATGAGGTCGGGCACATTGTCGAGGACGGTGTTGGCGGCGGCGAGGCGGCTTTCGAGGATTTCGGCGGTGGTGACATCGGCGAGGGGGTCGCTGGCGTCTTGCACCACGATGGGCTGGGCTTTTGTGAGCGCATCCCGGGCGGCGGCGAGTTCGGCTTGGAGGGTGGTGGCTTGCTCCTCGGCGCTTTTGGCGCGGGCGGTGAGCTTGTCCACACGCTTGGTGAGTTTCCTCACGGCGGCGGGTTCGGCCTCTACGGTCTCCTCGTCGGGGTCTTCGTCGTCGGTGGCGTCGTCGGTTTCCTCGGGCTCGTCGTCTGCTTCGTCGGACGGATCGGACGAATTGGACGAATCTTCAGGGGAATCTTCGGTCTCGGTTTCTTCGGTTGGGGTGTTGTCAGGCGTCTCATCCGCGATTGCTTCCTGGTCGGCTTCGGGGGCCGCCGGAGATGTCTCATCCACGGTCGGGAGGGTGACTCCCAGCGCGTCGATGACTTCGCCGATGCTGAATGCTGATTCTGTCTGGTCCATGGTTTGTGGTGCGTCCAAGTCGCGGTGTCAGAACTGAGGTTTTATGCGGCTCCGCACGGTTTCCACGGAGTTCGCGGCGAGCAGTTCAGCCCTCGCTTGCGAAAGGAAATGCCTGCGAAATGCAGGGAGCGGAAGGGGGTGCTGGCGCAATGGGACTAAACGGGCACTAACGGGACTAAACGGGGGCTAAAAAGATTTGACCACAGAGGACACAGAGAGCACGGAGAGGAAGGTTGGACTCGCGGGAGCGAGCGAGTCAAAGGACACGGAGGGGGATCAATTCGTTGACGCCAACGAAATGATTATTTCTTCGCCAGGAAAGCCTCGGAGCGGGTGCGCTCGATTTCTTCGCGGAGGGTGCGGAGGGCTTCCAACCCACCGGCGCTGTGGGCGAGGAGGCCGGGGTTCTGCGCGGTCTGCGGCATACAGGTGATCTCGGCGGCGTCCTCGATGGCGTCGGTAATTTTGAGGAGCACGGCGCGGAACCAGATTTCCTCGGGCGGCACGCACCAGGCGGCGGATTGTTCCTCGGCGGTCATGCTCAAAAAGGAATGTCGGGAGACTCGGAGAGCGAGGCGGGATGGGGCTCGGCGGCGGATTCCTCGCGGGGCTTCTTCTGCTCGAAGTAGAGCTTGAAATACTTTTCGCCGGTGTCGCGGCTTTCGTTCACATACGCGCTGATCCAAAACTGGTGGCCCAAGATGATGCAGGAGCCTTTGTGCGTGGGGTGCGTTTCCTTTTCCTTTTTCTTGTTGCGGGAAAGGCTGCCGTGGTTGTCGGTGCGTTTGATGCTCATGCGAGTTTTTCGAGGTCGGCGGCGCGATACCAGGCGCGGGCTCCTTGGCGGCGAATCGGGCGGAGAATGCCGGAGTCGATGAGTTTGGTGATTTGCTTTGCGGAAACGCCCAGACGGGCCATGACATCGCGGCGGCGGAGTAGTTTCATGGATAGGGAGATTTTACGGGGGGAGGTCAAGGGAGGGGATTGACCACAGAGGACACAGAGGACACGGAGGGAGGATTTAGTAGCAGCCGCCTCCTCGGGTGCGGAGGGAGGCGGGGTCTTCGTATTCGACGCCGCTGAGGGTGATGTAGCGGAGAAGGTCGATCCAATCTTTGGTGGCTCCGCGTTTTCCGTCGCTGCCGGTCCAGGTCTTGAGGGCGTAGATGAGGTTTTGGCAACGCTCGCTGATGTAGAGCCGGGGGGAGTTGAGGGCATCGACGGGGGCTTCGTCGTTGTAGGCGAGCCAGTCGTTGATGAGGGTGACGCCTTCGACGATGGCTTGGCCGCTGGTGGCGCGGAAGTCGAGGCCGATGCGCTCGCTGCATTGCTCGATGAGCGTGCGGACGCCTTCGTGCGTCATGGTGGGGGTGTTGCCATAGCGGCTATCCATCCAACGCTCGGCGGGCTCGGCGGAGTCGGCTTTCTCGGCGGCTTCGATGATTCGCTTGTAGTCCTCGAAGCCAAACCCGGCGCATGCTTTTTGCGCGGGGCCGGGGCGTCCGTCTTGCAGCTTGCCATCGGCTTCGGCCCACGGGCCGGGATAGCCGACGCCTTCGATGTAGTCGAGCTGGTCGGGGAACTCGCGGTAAATCCAGCACCGGCCATCGGGGGTGAATCGAATCCACAACATGGCCCAAGTTTTCCCTTCGCCGGGATCGACGAAATGGAAGACGGTTCCCTCCTTGGGAACTTTGTCGTGGGGGACGACATGCACATTCTCGCGGAATTTCGGGAACATGGAGAGCCGCGCTTTGGTGGGGACGCCGTAGGCTCGCATGAGGATGCGTTCGCGGTTGCTGCCGCGGAGTTCGGTCTCCATGGCCTCGGGGTTGCCGAAGGGGTTGTCGGCGGTGTGGAAATAAACCACGCGGGCTTTCTCGCGGGTGCATTGCTGGACGCGGGGGACGCTCTCGACGCCGAGGAGATGGCCGTCGCGGTAGCGGGGAAGGAGCGGGGCGGGGCATTCCTCCAAGGTCTTTGCTCCATCGAGGTATTCTTTGACCGTCGTGGTGTAGCCTTCGACCGGCGTGAAGCCGATGCCGAGCTCGCCGTCGCGGGTGAGCAAGCGGAAGCGCAGGGCTTCGAGCCAATCCGGGGTGACAAGTTCGTCGGCCCATACGAAATTCAACTCCGCGCCTTCGATGGAGGTGACATCCATGCTGTAAAACTTGAACCAGCACTGCGAGCCATTCGGCAGGACGAAGGAGTTTTCGGTGAAGCCGCCCTTCTGCGAGTAGGTGATGTTGGCGACGGCACCTTTTTTGAGTTTGCCGCTGGCGCTGGGTTTCCACTCTTTCGGCAAATACTCCCACAAGTAGGGCTGCTGGTTTTGAATGCTGGCGGCTTCGGTGGATTGGAGGCACCAGACTTTCGCGCCGGGCTTCTCGACGAGGTGCTGCATGGCGCGGCGGGCGAAGTAGCGGGACTTGCCGGAGCGGTTGCCGCCGAGGATCAAGAGTTCGGTGACGCCTTTGGGGAATTTCTCGCGGAGGCTGTCGTAGGCGGAATCGGCTCGCTGCCAGGCGGGGTTTAGCCAGCCGTAGCGCCAAGGGTCTTCGACCATGCGGGCGATTTGCTCCTCGCGCTCGCGGTGGATGGCCAGCAGTTGGGCCTCGGTGGCGGCGAGCTTTTGGCCTCGGTAGCGGACGACGAAACTGCCATCGGCGCGGCGGCCTTCGACTTCGATGGGCGGGATGACGGGGTTTGGGGTTTGCGGGATCATTTGACCACAGAGGACACAGAGGGCACAGAGGAGGTTTTGAGTTCGGATTCGCGGAGGCTTAACCAGGTGATGGCGCGTCCGGCGTCGCCGACATCTTCGGGGGTGACGCAGAGGTCGGAGATGATGCCGTGGTCTTGCAGGAGATTGAGGGCGTGGGTGGGATCGAAGCGGCGGGCGGTGAGGTAGTCGCGGAGGGAGTTCATGGCTCTAGGGTTTGCAGGAGGCGGTGGATGCGAAGGGTGGCGAGGATGCGGATCAAGTCGCGGTAGGGGCCGCGATATTCGGATATGGCTAGATTGATCCAGTTGGCGTCGTGCTTGTCGGTGTCGAGATGCACAAGCGGCGGCAAGCATTGGCGGTTGATGTCGCTTTGGAGCTGATCGAGGTATGTCATGCGGAAACGAAAGCGGCGATGCGGGCGAGCCAGTGGGTGGCTTGCGGTTTGGGCTTGGGTTTGTAGGTTTTCTTGACTTTGGCTGGCCGCCAGGGAAACGGGCCGGGCCGCAGGGTCTCGGAGGTGTTGAACCGGTGGCCGTTCTCGCACAGGCGGCGGCGCACAAATTCCTCTCCTACCGGGCGGCAAGAAAGAACCCGCGTTTCGGCTTGGCAGGTGGGGCAGGTCATTGCGAGACAGGCTCTTTTTTGCAAAGTATCGCAAGCATTCCGGCAGCAATTCGCCCATCCGAATCGTCTTCAAAAAATTTCATTATGGCCTTTCGGATAATGTCCCGCGCCTCGTCGCGCTCGCGTTCCATGCGGCGGCACAATTCAGCGGGAACCGTTGCACACGAATAAAATCCAATGTGTCCGGAAACTTTAGCGTCGGTCTCCGGTGTAGCCCGCTCCGTGTTCTCTGTGTTCTCTGTGGTCAATTTCATGGATGGGGCTCGGCGGGATAGTCTTGGAAGTGGCCGGATTTGACGACGAGGCGGCGGGCGTTTTCCACCAGATCGAAGAAGATTTCCTGCTCGGTGATGTCGCGGGAGTATTCGGGCGCTCGGACATAGGTGAGGATGTCGCGCAGGCTGGCGGCTAACTCGGTGGCGAGCTTGCAACAATGCGCGACGCCGGGGTGGTCCTGCCACTCGCGGCGGCAGGCGGGACAGGCGATCAAGGGGTCGATGGATTGGCTCATAATTCAAAGAAGCGGTCGATGGGTTGTTTGCCGAGGTGGAGGCGCTGGATTTCGGCTTCGATCTCGGCGAGGACGGCCCATTGCTCGCGGGTGTAGGTGCCGCGAAATGGGAAGTCGCATTTCAAAAACCTGCCGTTCTCGAAGGTGATGACGATGTTTCCGAGGCTGTGGTCGGAGTCGTCGGTGAGGCGGTAGGTGTGCTCGGTGAGCGTGCGGGTGGATTTGTGGTTGAGGGTCATTTGGTGGGTGCGATGGGTGGTTCGGGGAATGGTGCCCAGTGGACGACTTGGGATTCGATGCGGTCGCCGGAGACGAATCGCCAGACTTCGCCATCGTGGAAGCCGGTCCAGACTTCGCCATCGGCGAGGTGGACGAGGACGGTGGTGTCGCTATCTGGCAGCCCGCGCTTTGCTGGCGACCAGGTGATGATGGAGTCGGTTGTTTTATTTTTCATTTCTGCCTTTCGTTCTGGTTGTTGCTGTATTGTTTTTCGGTGACATTGCGGAAGACGGTGTGCTGGCCGATGAAGTTCAACTTGATCTCGGGGGTGGGGCCGTTTCTTTGTTTTGCCAAGATGAGCAGGGTGTTGTGATCCATGGGCTCTTCGTCGGCGTCGCGTTTTTTGTTTTTGTCGAGGCGATGAATCAGCAGAACGGTGTCGGCGTCTTGCTCGATGCTGCCGGACTCGCGGAGGTTCGAGAGCTTGGGCTTGGAGCCTTCGTCGGCGTCGCGGTTGAGCTGGGCGAGGGCGATGATGGGGATGTTGAGTTCTTTGGCGGTGGTTTTGATGGCTTTGCTGATCTCGGAGACTTCAAGGGCGCGGCTCTCCCCTGCCCTCTTGGAGCTGCCGTGCATGAATTGCAGGTAGTCCACGACGATGAGGCCGAGGCCGTGCTGGGTCTTGGCGCGGCGGGCGCGGGAGCGGAATTGGGCGACGGTGAGGCCGGGGGTGTCGTCGAGGTAGAGCTTGGCCTGGGCGAGGCGACCGGCGGCGGCTCCGACTCCGGAGAGCTGGGCGGTGCCGAGGAAGCCGTCGCGGATGCGCTGGAGATCGACCCCGGCTTCGGAGCAGAGGGCGCGGACCATGAGTTCGGTGCTGGGCATTTCGACGGAGAAGACGAGGGTGGGCACAGCGGCTTCCATGGCGGCGTGGAGGGCGAATTGCATGCCGAGGGCGGATTTGCCGCAGGCGGGGCGGGCGGCGATGATGATCATTTGCCCGCCGAGGAAGCCCCCGGTAGAGCGGTCGAGATCGTGGATGCCGGTGGAGAGGCCGACGCATTTGCCTCGGTTGGCGTAAACTTTCTCGATGTGATCCACGGCGGCGAGGACGGCGGTTTTGCAATGGGAGACGGGGTTTTCCCTGGTGGATTGCTCGCGGAGGCCGTAGAGGGCGACTTCGCAGCGTTCCATCGCATCGTCGGTGGTGAGGGCGGGGTCGTTGGCGGCTTCGGCCATGGCGAGGGCGGCTTGGCGCATGGAGCGGCGTCGCCAGATGTCGAGGACTTCGGCGGCGTAGTAGCGCCAGTTGGCCGTGACGGCGAGGTCTTGGACGAGATCGGTGAGCCCCTGATGGCCGCCGCATTCTTCGAGCTGGCCGAGCTTTTCCAACTCGGTCGTAACCAAGATGAGATCGACGGGCCGGGCCTCTTGGCGCATGGCGGCGAGGCAGGAGAGGATGAGGCGGTGGGCGGGGTGCGTGAGCTGGTCGGGGCTCACGACCTCCAACACGGCATCGGCGTGGCGGCCATCGGCGATGGCGGCTCCGAGGACGGCTCGCTCGGCGAGGAGGTTTTCGGGTAGGGAGCTTTTCATCAGGCGGCGAGGGCGGCGAGCTTGGGCGAGGCGGCGGCAGTGGCGATTTTCAAATCCGCGCCGAAGCCGAGGAGGTGGAAGACTTTGACAAAGACGGTGGGGTTCGTCTCATAGCCGATGAGTCGGTGCTGGATGGCGTCGGACTCAGTGAGGATGGGCTGGCCATTCTCGTCGTAAATGGTCTCGTAGAGAGGTTCTTCGACGGGGCGGGCGGTGTAGATGCCGACTTGCCAGCGGAGGAAATCATTCACGCAATCGGGGTAATGGCGGGTGACGACGCGGGGGCCTTCAGTGGCTTCTTGGATGGTTTCGATGTAGTTGATCATGTTGTTTTTATTTGGTTTATGCTGCGGAAAGTTCGCGTTGTTTTTCGCGGACCCAAGCTTTCATGCTGTCGGGGAGTGCGGCCCAGGTGGTGAGGTTGCATTCGGGGTGCTCGGACTCGATAAGGTCGCGCCAGCCAGTGGGTTCGACGGGGGCGGAGGGCGCGGCGGTGGGGTTGTAGCCGGAGCGGGTGGCCCAATCGGCGGCGCGGGTGACTTCGGCGAGGAGGTTATTCAGAAGGGTGGATAAGTCCTTGCGGCGGAACTGCGCGGCGACGCCTTCTTTTTGCCGGTAGGCCCATTCGAGGGTGCGCCACTCGTCTTCGGTGAGGGCCGCCGCGCTTTTTTTATTTTTTTCCCAAGCTCGGAGGGAGGAAGTGTCGAGCGGGGTGGAGTCTCGAAGGTTGAAGAGATTTCGGATTCGTGTCAGGAGAGGATCGGGAGTTGCCGTTGCGGAAGTCTCGGATTCGAGCAAAAGAGTTTCTCCTTCTCTTTCTATTTCTCCTTCTCCTTCTCTTTCTCTTGTAGCTTCCAAGGAGCTACCAAGCCCCTTCGGGCATGGAGAGATTTCGGGATATTCTTTCAGAATCAAAAGGCAGACTTCTTCGGGGACATTCTCCATTTGCTTGCGGATGCTTTTTGCCATGTGAGAACGCACAAGCGACTGCCCGAAACCGAATTGCTTACGAATATAATTGCGGCACCATACCCCTCGCTCGGTGCGGACGAAGCCCCTCGGAAGCCCCTTGCAAGCTCCTTCGATGACATCGAAAGGGGCTTCAATGTCGCGGGAGAACTTCCGAGGGGTGATCTCGACATAGCCGAGAAGGTTGACTTTGGTGAGAACCCAGAAAACGGCGAGCTTTTCGGTGTCGTGGAGTTCCATGAAATCGGGGTCGTCCCAGATTTCGCTTTCGATTTTTGCGTTCATAATTAGTAGTTGCCGAAGCGGCGTTTTTTCTTTTTTGAGGGTGGGGTGTTTTTTTCGAGCCAGCGGTTGCAGGCGGCGTCGATGTCTTTGCCGCCACCGCTTGGGAATTTCCAACCGGCGCGGGCGTCGTCGCGGTCGTAGGTTTCTAGGAAATGCTGGCCGTTTTTTTTCATGGTTGGCTGGGGGAAGGGAGTCGGTCGATGAGGCGGCGGAGGCAGGCGGTCGTCATGAGGGCGTCTTCGAGGGCGTTGTGCGTGGCACTGCTGCGCGAGAAGCCCATGGTGGCGGCGATGTGGTCGAGGCTGAGGCGGGGCAGGCCGTCCTTGCCCTCGGGGAGCGGGAGCCGACCGGCCTCGTAGGCGAGCCAGGCGGCGGCTTGGAGGTCCACGCTCTTGTGCATAGGCCAGGTCATGCCGTGGCGAGCGAACCCGGCGCGGAGGAAGTCGCGGTCGAAGGCGACATTGCACCCGGCGAGGATGCTGAATCGGCGTTGGTGCAGCCAAAGGGCGAGGTCTTGGAGGACATCGCGCTCGGGGCGTCCGTTTTTTTCCAGAAATTCCAAGGTGAAGCCGTTCTTGGCGAGGGCTTCGGGCTCGGTGATCCAATCGGCATGAGGGCGGATCAGGCCGACAAATGCCTCACCATCTAGGCTATCCACGGCAGCAACGCTCAGGAGGGCGTGGCGCTCGGGATCGAGCCCGCCGGTCTCGGTATCAATAACGACAAGACGGGACTTCATGCGGACCTCCTTGCGCGGCGGGCGCGAAAGGCAGCCAAGAACGAGGCAGCGGTGATGCGGGGGGATTGTTTTTCCAGAAATCGGCGGAACAAAGCCGCTGATTCCGAGGCGGTGGTATAGAGGGTGACGGGTGGTTTTTTCATAAAATCGAGGGAAAGGGTTCGACTACAAGGGGATCGTTCGTGCGGCGCACACGGACGACGGCGTTTTTTTTGAAGCAATGGCTGAGGCGGAGCGGCACGCGCATCCGTGCACGGGTGAAGCCCCCCGACCCATCGGGAACGGAGAGCGTGAGGAACTGCTTGTTTAGCTCATGCCCAAGGAGGCGGGCATTGATGTATTCCGGCGCGGGAGGCGTCGGCGTATCCTGAGCCAGAGAAGGCTCGGGCGCGGCGTTTTTTTGTTTTTTATTGCTCATGGTAGGGTTGATGAATCCGAGGCGTCCTGCGGGGCAGCAGAGACCCCTTTGTCAAAAATTTTCTGTGAACCCAAACCAGTGGGTTGTGATGGGGGGGGTGCAAAATCCGCGACCCCCTCCCCCCCCTCCTGATCGACCAGCCCGGGCACGGCCTCGACCGGCTCGGCACCGGCGGCGTCGGGCGAAGTGGCGGACAAAGTGGCTGACATCGCCGAGCCTCTATCTGTAAAGGAGGACAAAACATCTGATAACGAATCAGAGACAACCAGGGCGACGGCTTCGGCAGGCATCCCGGCAGGCAGGGCAGCGGCCCCCTTTTGTTCCGGCGCGTCGGCGCTTGGACCGGTTAGCGGCAGCACCTCGGCCTCGAGGACCGGCAGCGAGGCCAGCATCTCGGCGAGCTTGTCCTGGCTAACCTCGACCCGCTCGACGCGGGCGGTGGCCTCGCCGCTGAGGAGTTGCATCTTGTCCACCATCACGGCGGCGACGATGGCCGCATCCTTCGCGCTAGTGATCGAAGGCACCAACTCGATAGCCCTCTCTACTGAAAGCCGAGCAGCCCGACGAACATCCCTCAATAAATCCTTTTTATCCTGCTCTATAGAAAATCCTTCCCGATCCCTCACGGCGCAAACCGTGTTTCGACTCACCCCAAGCGCCCGAGCCTGGGCGGAAATACTCAACCCCTCGGCGCTCATCCGAATAATTGCCTGGTAAGCATCCGGCCGGCGGGCCAGCAAACGCTCGCCGGTGAACTCCCCGACGCCTTCGAGCTTCTCTGCACTCAATTCCTCAAAATTAAAAAGAAAAGGCGAGGCGGCGGCGGCTGCTTTCACAGCCTGCAATGGGGTGTTTCCCTCTGGGGTATTCACCCCATCAGAATTTTGGGCGCAAAAAAAAGCCGGATCGGCGGCAGGGTCCGGCATGGCTTAGGCGTGAGCGAAAAGATTGCGGCGGTGCGCTGGCCGAGCTGGCCGGGCGTGGGCTCCCTCGATCCGGCATTGATCCAGCACCCGCTGGACCTCGCTCTCAGGAATCAAGACCCGATCCCCGAGGCGGACATGGCCAAATGTGCCATCATGCAGCCGGAGGTGCATTCCCGCCCGCGAAATCCCCAGGATCTTCGCCAGCTCAGTCGGCGAATAATGTTTCTCGATCATCGGGACACCCTCCAAGTCAGCGCCGCCAAAAAAAGCGCCGGACTGATCGCCCCGGCAAATTCCCAGGCATAACCCGCCAATCGTAAAAAATCCGCGCCGCTCATCGCTCCACCTCCACGGAAAAAGGCCGCAGCCCGAAAATTTCAAAAAACCTCGCCCGCGCAGCCTCCCGGCTAGCCGCCCGCACATAGTCCCCGAAAGGCCCGGTAAACGGATCTACCGCCCGGCATAAAAAAAGGCGGCTCATATTTGCCCCTCCTGCTCTTTCGCCTTGGCGACCGCTTTCACTAACAACTGCCGCACGATGGCGGCCCGGCTCACCATCTGGCGCTTTGCCAGGGCGGTGATGATCAAATCGACCTCTGCGGGGACTTGCGTTTGTATTGTTTTCATTTGAGTTGCCTGGGGCATTCACCCCAGTTGCAAGTTTTCTTATAAGAATTCTTATAAGCGTCAAACAAAAAAATTGAAAAACTTTGAAAATCTTTGAAGTTGATTCCATGCCCAAAAAAACCAACGGACCCGGCAAGGATTCCGTTCTCATCAGCACCTCGGTCGATAGTTCGACATTTGAAGAAATCACACGCCTAGCCGCTGAGAGCGGCATGACCAAAGGCGGCTGGGCTCGCGCCGCCCTTACCGACGCAGCAAAAGAACACGCCGTTTTTAAACAACAAAAAACAACCAGCTTCCAAAAAACGGGAAAAGCCTCACCCCAGAGCCCGCAAGCCCCTGCTGGTGTCAAAACCCTGAGAGCGTCCGAGAGTTTCGATTCTACGCCCTCAACAGCTACAGGGAAAAACTCCCACCCGGCTGGATAGGCCAGATCCACGACCTCACCAGCCACCAGCCACCAGTGAAAAAACTTCTTGCCCTGCTCGCCCTCCTCCTCACCGGATGCGCCACCCAGCCCGACCCCCGCGAGACCTACGCACCCCGCGCCATCCTCGCCGAGCCCCCCATCGAGATCACCATCCACACCAGCCCACCCGGCGGCATTGTGGACTGGAACGGCAATGTCCTCGGCGCGGCCCCCGTCGTCCTAAAAATCCGCCCCGACACCACTTTCGCAGGCCGCCCACGCTGGCCCGAAACCGGAGCCCTCACCCACTACTTCCGCGCCCGATGGCCCAACGGAGCCCGCGCCTTCGAGATTTTCCAACCCTCCGAAATGCCCCCGCAGCACATCGCCATCGTTTGCCCTGGCGCAGCAAATCCCCTCCTCGATTCCCTCCGAGCCGACGCAAAAACTCTCACGCAGAAAAAAACCCGCTGACCCGCAGAGCCCCATTCCATCGGCCTCCGCGCCTGTCAACAAAAATCTCAAAAAAAAGTTTCAGCAAAAAACAAAAATACCCTTGCGCTCCTTTTGTTCCTTTATACATTCAAAAACCAAGCGAGCCAAACGGCCCGCCTCGGTCCAGCGAATCTGGAAAAAATAAAGACCTCGGCCCGGCGAATCCGGGAACCAAAAAATGGAAAACCAAACCTATCAAGTCATCACCGACCGCCTCGTTACTATGCTGGAATCCGGCACGATCCCCTGGCGGAAACCCTGGGCAGGCGCTTCCGGCTTCCCGAAAAACCTCATCAGTAAAAAAGAGTATTCCGGCATCAATTTCTGGATGCTCCACAGCGCCCCTTTCGGCAGCCCCTACTGGCTCACCTTTAAGCAAGCCAAAGAACTTGGCGGCACCGTCCGCAAAGGCGAAAAAGGAACCCCCGTCATCTTCACAAAAACCCTGCCTCCGAAAGTTGTCGATGTCCCCACCGGCAACGGCGGATCGGAAAAGATGATCGACGGCAAAAAACTCGGCGGGCGTATGCTCAAGTATTACACCGCTTTCAATGTCGAGCAATGCGACGGCCTCACCCTGCCCGACGACGGCCCACGCCACCAGCACGACCCCATCACCAGCGCCGAAGCCATCCGCGAAGGCTACCCTGGCCCCACCATCGCCCACGGCGGAGGCCGCGCCTGCTACAGCCCAGCCCTTGACCTGGTAAAAATGCCCGAGCCCGAGCGTTTCGAGCACCGGGAAGAGTATTACAGCGTATTATTTCACGAGCTCGCCCACAGCACCGGCCACAAGTCCCGCCTCGCCCGCATCACCGAAACCGCCAATTTCGGAAGCGAAAACTACGGCAAGGAGGAACTCGTCGCCGAAATGGCCAGCGCCTACCTCTGCGGCCATGCCGGAATCGAACAAGCCACCCTCGAAAACTCCGCCGCCTATTTGAAAGGCTGGATCGACGCCATCAAAGGCGACACCAAGCTAGCCATCAGCGCCGCCAGCGCCGCCACCAAAGCCGCCAACCTCATCCTCAATAAATAAACCGTTCCCCCCAGGACAACCCAACAACCAACCCGCGCCGGACGGTTTCCGGCATCTTAAAAAATGACAACAACCACACCACACACACCCGGCCCCTGGAACGCAGACAAAAATTTCATGGGACCAGACACCTACGGCGACGGCAATTCGATTCCCGTATTTCCACGCGGCGGCGGCGTCGCCATTTGCGATGTCGTAGCCGTCACAGGCGAGGGACTTTCCAGGCCCGATGTTCAAGCTAGGGCAGAAGCCAACGCTCGCCTGATTGCCGCCGCGCCGCAAATGCTCGAAGCACTCCGCGCCGCCCTTGAAGCCATGGGCGACACCTACGACGCCCGAGACGCCGCAGGCACCGAGGGTGAGCAGCTCCGCGACCAGATCGCCGAAGCCATCGCCGCCGCAACTGGCGAGCCTGCCGACTATTGACACCAACCAAAAAACCAACCAAACCAACCCAAAAAATGAAAATCCAAGAAATCAACACCCTGCTCGACACTATTAACAACCTCGAAAAGCCCGAGGAAATCGCCCAAATCCTTTGCGTTCCAAACAACGAAGACGGAAGCATCCACGCCGAGACAACCTTGCAAGACGCCATCGACGACGGAACGCTTTGGATCTCGCTCGACATTTACGCCTACCGAACCTTTTCGGCAGCCGACGAACTTAAGCGAGGCAACGCCCGGGACAACATCATTTCCCAAATTGAAAAAATGCCAGGCGTCGCCGAAGTCGTGCAAGACGGGACTGCTGATCATGTCGATTACGGAAACAATCCCGCTTTCCGCGTAATTCTAAAATGACCCCCGACCAACTCACCCGCGCCGCCTCCTCGATGGAGGCGGCGCTTGCCCGTCTCGACATCCAGCCCGGCCACACCACCGAGGCCCAGCTTGCCCAGGACGACGCCGAAATCCTCCCCGCCCTGGTGGACGGCCAGCCGGTAACTACCCCCGAGCCGGAATAAAACAAAGCGGATGGCCGCGAAAATTAAAACCAAACCAACCCACCACCATAAAAATTCAACCCGCGCCGGACGGCTTCCGGCACCGAACCATGAAAGCAACTTCACGAATCACCCTCAGCCCCCGTCGAAAACAACCCTGCGGACGGACGCAAAATTTCCCCCATAAACTCTACACCGGCCTCGCCCTACTCACCGACTCCGCCAAACGCGTCACCGAAGAGATCGAAAACCCCATTGCTACAAAAATCAACATCCAGTTTCTTGCTCTCGCCATCGAAAACGCCGAGACAATCCTAATCAAATATCCAACCACACAATGAACGACCAACAACTCCACGGCAACACCGGCAACCGGCACGCCGCCCGCGACCCCGAAGCCGAAAACATGACCGCCAAAGTCCTCTTCTTCTGCTACCCCGAAGAAAAGAACGCCTGGGTCCGCGCCGCCAAGCCCGAAAAATTAAGCGCCTGGATACGCCAGCAACTCAACAAAGCCACCGGACGCCCCACCCAACCCACCGAAGAAGAACGCCGCCGAATTAAAATGTAAAGTGGCGACCAAAGTGGCGGACGCACAACTTAAATTATTGCAACATAATGATAGATTCAGAAACTACGGATCAGAAGGTTGAAAGTTCGAGTCTTTCCGGCTGCATTCCCCTCACCCCCTCAAAGTGGCGACCATCTCCGGTTTCCCTAGGTAACTTGTCAGAAACTTCCAGCTTTTGACTGTCTAATGCGTTTACCCCATCCAAAGAATTTCACATTGAAGTGGTGGACAAAGTGGCGGACAAAAGTGGCGACCGTATGAGAAAACACAACGAGGTTTCGGTTTACTGGAAAGAATCACGCAATGGCTGGTATTACCGCGTGCAGCTTGACGGCAAGCGGGTCGAGAAGGCGACGGGGGTTTCGATCAACAACAAAGCCGGTCGGGCGGCAGCGGAGGCGAAGGCGAAAAAGATCGCCGAGGGATTGCGCTCGGGCAACGAGGAGGAGCTGGCGAAGGTCGTCCGGCGTCCAGGCTATGCCACGGCGGGCGAGATTGTGGACCGGTTCAAGCTCCATGGCCCCGGCGGATCGGCGGTGAAGGCTGCGAGCGGCTTTGCCAAGTATGTCGCCGAGGCGAGCGGCAAGGCGGATTGGCGCGGCGTGTCCTCTCATTCGGTTCTCACGGCTCCGGTCTTGAGGAATTGGATCACGGCGCGGCTGGCGGCGGGCTGCACCGAGGCGGGCGTGAGATCGAGTGTGCAGACGGTCAAGCAAGTGGTGGCCCAGCGGCGAATGCACCTCTTCGCGGATTTGACGCTGCCGGATTTGACCGAGTTCTGGAAAGTCTCGGGCGGAAAAGCCCAGGATCAAAGCTATGAGCCCATTCCCCGCGACATCCTGCGGCGGATGGATGCGGCGGCGAGGATTCCCCTGCGGCGGGAAAATCCTCGAGTGTGGGCGATTTACTGGCTGATGCGGCGGGCGGGGTTGCGAAACTCCGAGGTGGCCAAGCTGCGGTGGGATTGGGTGGATTGGCTTCCCAACAAGCGCGGCGTCGATTTGGTTCTCATCAAACGCCCCGACTTCCACAGCAAAAATGGAAAATATGGCCGCGTGCCGGTGAATCTCCGCCTGATGCGATTGATCCAGGCCGCGCTTGGCGAGGGCGAGTATGTCATTCCCCGCGCTCACAAGACCGAGGCCGACGACCTGACGCACGATGGTATCAACGGATTTGCGCGGCGCTTCATCCCCGACGGGGCGAAGGGAGCCTATAATCTGCGAAAGGAATACGGCAGCCGGATCGCCCAGCGGGACGGCCTGGAGGTTGCGGCAAAGCTGCTGCGCGACTCGATGGATGTCGTCGAGAAGCACTACCACGCCCTGCTGGAGAGGCCGAAGCCGCTTTAATTACCCTCGGGGCTGGAAAAATTGGCCGAGGGGGTGTGCAAAAATCACGGCCCGACAGGGGCGAGCATGTCGGATTGGGTGGCGGCGCGGGTGGCTTGGAGGGCGTCGTATTCCTGTTTGGCGCGGGTCTTGAGGTCGGGGCGAGACAAGAGGATGCGGTATTTGGCGGCGGTGCTGGCTTTCTCCAGGGCGCGGGTCATGGCTTTGGCTTTGATATCCCATGTGGCTTTGTCGTAGCGGGGATCGGAGAGGACGAACTTCTCCAGCGCGGCGATACTGAGGGCTCCCATGTCTTTCTGCATGGCGCTGATTTCTTCGGAGGTGAGGCGGACTTTGACGCCTTCGACGGTGAACTCCGGTTTGACCTGGTTGGGGATGGCTCCGGCCTCGGCGGTGTATTTGTAAACCTGGCTCATCTCGGTGAGCGCGGGGCTGCCTTTGATGTAGGAGACCATCGAGGGATTGAAGAGGACATTGAAGAGCGTGTTGCTGTCCTTGGCCCAGCGCTCGACGGGTTGCCCGGTGATGTCGTATTTCGGCGGGAGGGTTTGGCTTTGGCCGGGGAGCTGCGCCTTGAGTTCGTTGATGAATTGCCGAGCCGGGGAGCTGTCGCGGGTTTCGCGAGCGGCGTTGTCGGTGAGTTGCATCCATTGCCGGGCGGCGGTGGGGATGAAGGTGCCGGGGGCTTCGGCGGCGGTTTTGAGGAGAGCGCCGGGGATGTTGTCGTAGCCGACATCGCGGGCGAATTGATTGAGGCCGGTGAGAAGCGGCTGCTCGACGAGGGAGTTCATGGCTCCGGTGGCTGCGCCGCCTGCGTAGGCGAGCCAGTTGAGGCCGGTGGCGGCGAGGCTTTGCTTCTTGCCTGCGAGGATGTCTTGCTTGATGGCTTCTTGATTCTCTCGGGAGTAGGCCCCCATGGCGACGCCGATGGATAGTGGCTGTGCCCAATCGTAGCCGATCACCATGTCGTCGCGCTGTTGTTTCTGAGGGGTCCAGAAATTGCCGGTCATGAGGGCACGCTTGAGCGCATCGACATTGAGTTTGTAGGCTCCCCAGCCCATGGCGCGGTTGAGATTGCGCTTGTCTTCATCCTTGGCGTCGCTTCCAGCGGAGATGATGCCGAGGTGGGCGAGCCAGTAGCCGGTGGCGACGAGGCCGGTGGTGCCGACGAGGGCGCGGGAGAAGGAGTCGGCGAAGGCTTTTTGGTCAAACTCGCGGGAGCTGGAGAGCATCGGCGCGAGGCTTTCGTAGGCGGTGCGAATGAATCCGAGGGGGGAGAATTCCACGGCGCGGGTGAGGATCGAGCCGGGGACTTGGGTGAATTTCATCAGCAGGGAGCCGATGCCCCAGCGTTGATTGAAATTAAGGACGCGGCGGAGGCCGCCCAGCGTGCGGCTGGCGGCGTTGTCATCTTGGTAAATGGCGCGGCCAGCATCCATGCGGGCGGCTGCCACCATGTCGGTATCGGGCGCGAGCATGGGCGTGCCATTCGCGGCGGCAGCTTTCATGCGGGTGTCGAGGCTGGCGCGGAAGGCGGATTCGTAGAATCCCCGGTCGGAGATGGAGAGGACGAGGCCGAGAGTGGATTCCAGTTGGCGCAGGACCGGGGCGGTGAAGGTGGGGCCGCTGAGAGCAGAGATGTCGGAGGCGTTGTATTTACCCGAGGATTGGAGGCGACCAAGGCGGACGAGGGTATCGACTCCTTCGGCGATGCTGGCGATGCGGCCACGGCCTTCCGAGCGGGCGAAGTCGTAGCCTGCTTTGATGTCCCCTACCCCGGCTCCGAGGCCCATGAGGCGTTCACCGAGTGAGAGCCCTGTGCGGGTGCGCTGGCCGGTTCCCAGGGAAACCAAGGCATCCATCGGCACGGAGACGGCATCGGCGGCGAGGTCGGCCCCGGCCATGAGAGTGTTGCCAACCACATTTCGGATCACCGTTTTAGGATTCAGCAGCATGGCAATGGTCTGGAGGGTGTCCACTTTGTCGAGGAAGCCCGGCGGCATGAAGTCGCGGTAAACGACATCGAGGGCTTCGGCGGCCTTGACGAGCTTAATGCGGGGGTCGGTGGCTTTCTCGTGCTGGGCGAGGATGCGGCGGACCTTGGCGCTGTGCTCGGCGCTCCAGTGCGGGATGCCAAGCATCTTGGCCATGCCTGCGTGCAGGCTGGCATCGGTGAGTTTGCCTTCGCGGTTGAGGCGGATGAGGGAGCCGAGCTTGGATTTATCCAGGCGGCGGTCGGAGTCAGCGGTGGCGAGGAGGTCTTGGAGGACTTTGGCGCGGGTGTCCTGCGTGGTCTTGAGGAAATCGCGGACGATGCTGCCGGAGATGCGGGCGGCTCCTTTGTCTGAAAGACCTTGGCCGGTGAGGATGGATGAGGTGGCGGCTTGGGCGGCAAGCGGTGTGGGTGCGCCGAGGATGGCTTCGCGGATGGCGATGTTGACTTGGACGGCATCGACTCCGGCGGGGAGTGAGGATTTGATGAGGTCTTTATTCCCGACGATGGCGGCGGTGGTGGAGTCGCGCCGGAGCTTGTCCACTTCGCCTTGCAACTGCCCGGCCTCGGTGATCTTGGCTTGGATATCGGCCTTCTGCTTATCCGTCTTAGCGGGCTTGGTGGCGGCGGCTTGGAGTTGGCTTTGAGCGAAAAGCTCGATGCCTTGCGGCCCGAGGCGGCCGATCATCGAGAGCGCTTGGATGGCGCGGCCTTGGTCGGTGGCGCGGGTGGCCATCATGTTGGCGATGGATGCGGCATCGGCATGGCGGTTGCGGTTTTGGAGTTGCGCCATGAGTTCCATGCCGGTGGCGTAATCCTCGGCGGTGGGCTGCCAGCCTTCGATGGCAGGCTTGCCCATGAGGTCGGTAAAGGCGGTGTCGATGCTGCCTGCGGAGTCGATGCGGGCGCGGGCGTTGGCGAGGGTTTGGGCGTTCGAGACGGGATCGTAGTCCAGCGAGGTGAGGCGGGATTTGACTTCGGGCGCAACGCCAGGAGCGGCTTGGAGGGATTGGCCGAACTTGCGGGGCTTGGGTTCCGAGGTTTTGGGCGTGCCGATGTTTACGCTCCCACGCTCGCGGGCTTGGGGAAGGTAGTTGCCCCCGGAGACGGCTTGCCAGACTTCGGAGAGAAATTCGCGGACGGCTTCACCGAATTGCTGCACCATGCGGCCTGCCCATGCGGCGAAATCCATTCCGGCCTCGTAGAGATTTTGACCGGCTTGGATGAGGTCTTCGCGGGATGGGATGAGGACGCTGCCCGCTTCGCCTTTGCGGTTGCGGGGGGCGGGATTGGTGGACGGAGCGGTCGTTTCTACCGCGCCAGTAGATGACGCGGGAGATTCAAAAGAATCCAGACCAGCTTCAGTGACTTGCTCCGGCGTGAAGACGGACATTTGCAAGTCGAGAGGGACAACGCCTTCTTCGGTTTTCACGAAATTGTCTGGCTTGGCATCAACAATAGCGACGCGATCGGAGGGGCGAAACCATCCGAAATAAGAGCCTGGGACAGGCAGAAACCCGTCGCCTTTTAGACGATCAGAAATTTCTTGAAGACTTGGTGATTCGGTTACTTCAAACCATTGTTGGGATACGACAAATGAGGGCTGCCCAGGCGGTTCGAAAAGAACCATGCTCGGCTTGTCGGAGACGGAGACACCTTCCAAGCGTATGTCGCTTTTGAAAACAGCTACCTGTAATGCTTGGCGTTGGAGGTATTCGGAGGGAGTGGCGTTGGCTCGATCCAGTTTGCCGTTTTTAGAAACTGGAATTTGTCCATAGACACCGGGCCAGGTTCGTTTGACAGCTCGGTTGTCGGATTGGCGATAATGAACTTCGTGCTCGCTGGTGGAGTTTGAAATGATTGGCAGGGAATCAACCTGCTCGGGCTTGATTAGATTGCCTTGGGAGCGTGCCCAGCCAACAAGAGATTCCGTCTGGCGGACTCTTGATGCATCTCGGTCTGTCGCTTCGCTTGTTCCGGAGTTATTGATTTCGGACGAGGCTTTGAAGAAAGCGCTTGAAAGATTCGCTGGGTTTCCGGGCCCACGATCACTTGGGGAATTTGCATTTTCATATACAGGTAATGTTTCGTTTGACTGAACGGCTGCGTCAACCCCCGCAATCGAACCGCCCTGCGAAGGTTGCCCTGCTGTTTCGGCGGCCCGCTGGTCTTCGGGCATGGTTTGGTTTGTAGGATTCTCGATTTGAAAATCAAGAGAAGATTGAACAGATACCGGCGCGGATGGGGCGGGATTAACTGCTGGGTTAACTGCGGCAGGAGACGGGGCGAAAGGATCGGCGGGTGCTGGCTGGGGCGGGGCGAAGGGGGAGCCGAAGGTTTCGTCGAGGGCGGCTTGGTCAATGGCGATCTGCGGGGCGCGGACTTGGCCGAGGGTGCGGGGGGCGGGGGAGGAAATGGGGGTGAAGTTTTGGGGGACTTCGGCGGGGGCGGGCTGGGTCGGTGGCTGGGCGGGAGGAGTTGGGCGGCGGAGGCGGTCGGCTATCGTGGTGACTCCGGTTTCGAGGGCGACGGGGCCACCGCCGAGGAGGAGGGATTGGGCGGCGGCGACTTTCATGGCCTCGCCTGTATTGGCGGCGAGCTGGGCGTTGGAAATGGGGTCGCGGACTCCGGCGGACTCGGCGACTTTCTGCTCGATGATGGTCTGCGCAGGGGTGGTGATGAGGGTTTCCCCGGCGGCGGCGGCTCCGAGTTGGCCTGCGCGGCGGGGGAGAGCGGCGACGAAGGAGGAGACGGCCCCGGTGTCGCCCCCACGGATGGCGCGGATGAGGGCTTGGCCACTGGTGGCGATGGAGTCGCGGGCGACTTTGGCGAGGGCGAGGTCGCCGACGAGTTCAAAGGGGGTCTGGAGGAGAGCCTGCGAATGGGCGTAGTCGGAGCGGGCGGCGGGGTCGAGGGGCTTGCCGGTCTGGGCGGCGGATTGGTCGAACTCCTGCTCGGCATTGGAATAGACCTGGGTGTAGCCCATGGCGAGGCCGAGGTAGGGATTGAGGATGGCGGCACCAGCGGTGGGCACGGTGCGACCAAGGCCATCGGCGACGGTCATCCAAAATTCCTTGTCGCGTTCGGGGGTGATTTGCTTGTCGGTGTAATCGGCGCGGATGGCGGCTTGGTTTTCGCGGGCCTCGGTGGCGAGGTCGGCGGAGGCTCGGGAGACGCTGCCCAGGAAGTTCTCGGTGACAGGCTCGCCAGTGGTGGCTTGGCGGGCTTTCTCCAACTGCGAGGTGAGGCTCGAGATTTCCTGGTCGAAGGGACTGATACGGTCACGGTTCGGGCCGAGGTCGCCTTTCACAAACTCGGTGCGGCGCTGCTGGAGATCGGCGAGGCGGCTTTCGATCTTGGGGACATCGGCCTCGGCGGTCTGCGGGGAGGAGTAGAGGTAGGGGTTTTGTTGATCTTTGAAGAAATTTTCGACGATGGAGTAGAAGCCGGAGCGGACATCTTCGACTCCGAGGCGAGCCCCACGCTCGGCGCGGTTGTAGTATTCCTCCGGGCGGCTGGGCGGAGCGAGATCGGCAGCGGCTTCGGCGCGGATGGCGGCCATCTGCTTGGCGGCGGCGGCTTGGGCCTCGGGGGAGACGGCTTGGGCGCGGCGGATGGTGACGGTGCCATCGTCATTCACGGGGGCGGCTCCGAGTTGGACTTTCTCGTATTCGGGGAGACCGAGGATTTCGCCGAGGGCGGCGGCTTGGGAACGGCGTGCGCCTTCTTGGGGGTCGCGGTAGTCGAGGACTCCGAGGGCATCGGCGAGTTCGGGCTTGAGGACGGGGAGGTTTTGGTCGGGTGTGGTGGCCTCGGCGACGGCTTGCTGGGTGGCGGCTTGGGCTTGCTGGTCGGCCAACAAAGAATCAAGCAAGGGGTTTCTCGGCAAGCGGCCAGAGGCAACGGGCGCTTCTATTTGGCTATCGACCTCCTCGATGGGAGTCAGCGCAGCCTCTTGCTCGTCGGGGAAAGTGATTGCGTCTCCAGACAACGGCGTTGCTTCGGGAAGCGGCGTGGCGAAGTCGATCATGCGGGCTCCCGCCTCCGGCGTCGGCGCAGCGGCAGGGTCAGGATACGCGGGGTCGCGGGCGTCGCGGTCCGCAAGGAGAGCGTCGAGGAGGGGGTTGGCCATGGGGCTATTTTACTGCCCCATCCAAATGCCTTGGTTTTGCGGCGGGTAGACGGAGCGCACGGCCCAATCGCCGTATTGCTGCCCAAGCTTGGCCTTGATGGCGTCGTCGGTAAATCCAGCAGCCTTGGCTTCAGTAACCATGCTTCGGATGGATTCGGAGTTCATCTTCATCGGAGCATCGGCTTTGGCGGCAGCCGTGGCAGCGGCCTTTTGGGTGTAGGCATTGCCGAGAGCGGCGTAGGTAGCTTCGGCTTTTTGAATATCCAATTTATTCTCGGCGAGTTTGCCGACTACGGTCAGAGCGCCCAAAAGTTCGTTGGGTTTGTTTTTATATTTCTCCGCAACGCCATCGAGCATTTGAATATCAAGGCCAAGCGCACCTGCGTTTTCCTTGTAAGTATCGAGCATCCCAGCAGCGGTATCGTATTTGATGGCGTTGGCTTTGACCTCATTAAGCGCTTCACTAAGCCCTGGAATGGAATTGCCTTTTGCATCGGTAATCATCCCTGCGGTGTTGAACCCGGTGGCCGCTCCAAGCCCTCCACCGATGGCGCTTGTGGCTCCACGGGTAATTCCATCAGCGAGAGCTTGATTTCCAGCGGCTTTGATTTCGGCGGATTTGGTTTGGTAACCGGCGAGGATTTGGCCGGAGTTGTCGTTGACGGTTGGGGCGTATGGCATGGGATTAGGTGGGGAGGTTTTGGGATTGGCGGGCTTCTAGGCAGAGAGTGCTGCCAGGCTGGAATGACCGGCAGGCATTCGGACGGTGTTCGTAAATTGCGCAGGCGACTCCTCGGCCCACCTCGCCACGGAGGGCGATGCAGCGTCCGCAGGGGTCGGTCTTGAGCAGGGGGTAGTCGGTGCGGAGGTATTCGGCAGGGATGCCGGTGGCGTCGGAGCGGTCGCGCCGGAGCACGGGCCAGCTCCAACGGTGCGAGCAACATGCGCCACACCGTTGACAGTCGTATTGGGATTCCATGTGGGTCTGAAGCCTTGCTCTGGGATGGAGTTGTCTTCGTAGGGGGCGAGGTGGGCGATGCTGTTTACCTCGCTGCGGAGCTTGGGGCACCACACGGGGGCGGAGAGGTGGCGGTTCACGCAGTTCCAGCAGATGGGGTAGTAGTCGGCGTTGTGGCTTTTATCCTGCTTGTGGCCCCACTTGCCGGAGGCGCGGTCGTAGCGGGTGGGGTCCATCGGAACGCCTTCGGCTTCGAGGTAGTCGAAGATGTCGTCGTCGGTCCAGTGCCGCATGAGGAAAAGCTGGGTGGGGCTGTCATCCACGCGGCGCACATCCTGGGCGAGTGGCACGCCGCCTTTGATCAGATCGACATCGGCGCTCTTCTGCCCGTGGAATGCGGCATCCCACGGCCAGTTGAATGAGCCGGTGGGGCGCTGGAGGACATCGGTGAGGCCGCACAGGTAGGGCTCGCCTTCCTTGGGGTGCTCGGTGCCGAGGCTGAGGACAAGGGCGCTGTGGTGGCCCCATTGGTAGTATTTGAGGAAATCAAAACGGGGCTGGCCGGTCTCGATGTCGAACCCATCTTGGATGGCAATGCGTCCAGGAGCGTAGTCGAAGAGGGTCAAGTCCCACTCGCGGGCGAGCAGGTCGCTGTGGGCGTAGCGGTGGCGGAAGCGGGGTTCGCGCCATTGCACGCAGGGGAGTCGCACGCCGAGCTTGAAGATGAGGAGGTGCAGCATGGCGGTGCTGTCCTTGCCTCCGCTCCAGAGGACGACGGGGTTGCGAAATTCCCGCAGCCAGTGCTCGGCACGGTAGAGGGTTTGATCGACGAGGTTTTGCAGGTGTTGGTTCATTAAATAGCGAGAGCGGTCATGCCGAGGACCATGCCGCCTGCGGCCATGCCGGAGCCCATCATGGAGTTTTGGGAAGCGCCTGCGGTCGCACCGGCCTGCAAGCGGGCTCCTTGCAACGAGGCTTGGTTGTTCATGAAGCTGTTATACATACTCGCCTGCATGTTGGTGTTGGTGTTGAAGAGGTCGGAGCCGTAGTTCATGGTCTGGCCGTAGGCTTGGCCTATCATGTTGGCGGCGTTGCCTTGGCTGGCTATGGGGATGTTGCTGCCGAGGGCGCGTTGGTAGGGGTCGAGGGCGACATTGGCTTGGGCGAGGCCGAGGTTGTTGGCGTATTGGTTTTGCGCGATGCCTGCCTGCTGGCCGTAGAGACTGCCGAGCATGCTTTGCTGGCCCGAAAATTGGTTGAAGTTCTGGCTGGCGACGCTTTGCAGGAAATTTTGGTTAGCGTAATTCGCGTTGTAGTTTGCCGATTGGTTCGCCTGCTGGGCGGCGAGGTTTTGGCCGGAGTTGTATTGGGCGGCGCGGAGATTGGCGTCTTGGTTGGCGAGAGCGGCCTGTTGGGCGTAACCTGCATCGGTTATGGCGCGTTGCTGCGCGGCGTCGTAGGACGCGCCAATGGCGGCTTGTTGCAGGCGGGCCTGCTCGGCGGCTTGGGAGAGCCCTGCTTGTTGGTTTGCCAAGGAGGCTTGAAGCCCGCCCTGCTGCGCAAATTCAAGGGCTCGGGCAGTGGCGGCTTGGTTGGCTTGCTGTGCCTGAAGACCGGCAGATTGGTTGGCGAGGCGGCTTTGCTGTAAGAGCTGGGCGTTTGTTTGGCCCAGATTAAGTCCGGCGGATTGGTTGGCGAGATCGGCTTGAAGTGTGCGGCCTGCGTTGGCGTCCTGCCTGCCCATGTAGGCTTGGTTGGCGGCTTGGCGTATGCCGACGCCTTGCTGGGCGACATTGCTGGCAAATCCTCGGCGTTCGGCTTCGCGCTGGGTAGCGAAGCGGTCACGATTTAAAAGCTCTGCGGCCATGGCAGACTGACCGAGGCCGAGGCCACGGGCTGACGCGGCCGCTCGGGCGGATTGGGTGGCGTCGCGGGATTGCTCGGCGGAAAGGGAGCGGCCGAGGGCGAGGTCGTTGCTGGCTTGGCCTTCCAGTTGGCCAAGGAGTCCACCGCCACGCGCTTCTCGCATGAGGCCGCGCTCTGCGGCGCTGGCGCGGATGTTGTTAGAGGATACACTATCGACCGGTCCGGCCTGGGCAGCGCGGATGCGCTGTGCTTGGACTTGATCGGCTGCGTAGCCTGCTGGGCCTTGGACATCGGCAACTTGGCCGAGGCGGGCGTAGTCCATCTGGCCCACATTAGCAACGCGAGAGCCGGTTACTTGGTCGGCGGCGACATTCTGAGAGGAAATCTGGTCGGGCCGGTATTGCCCCATGGCCATTTCGTTGAGCCGGGCTTGGGCGGGGTCGTTGTAGGCGGCTACGCGGTCGGCAGTCTGGCCGACTTGGTTGTAGCTCTGGCCGAGCTGGCTGGAGGATGTCGCGGCGTCGCTGAGGTTCTGGTTGGCGGCGGCTGTGTAGGTGCTGTCTTCGAGCTTCTTGGCTAATTTCCCAGTGCTTTCGAGTGCTTGGTCACTGAGGCGGCCTGCGGTTTTAACCGTGAGATTAGCTTGGGCCTTGGCATTCTTGTTGGCAATACCCGAAATTTGCCCCATTTCAGCGGCGAGGTCTCGCGGCTGCGGCGGTGGAGGCGCTTCTTGTTTGGATTTTTTCTTTTTACCCATAGTGTTTAGTAATAGTAGTATAAACGCGCAGCCGCACTTGATACTGAATTTGAATTGAAACTAGTTCTTAGCACAAATTCGTTAATTTGTCCCGTATAGTCTATATAACCAGTTCCTTGCAAAATATTAATATCTCCTGAGCCAGTTCTTTGCGTGATATGCGATTCGCATATTAGCCGATTTTTAGTAGTCGGATTAAATGGGTCATTTGTAACATAAAAATTCAATACGCCTACATGATCGGCCGCTGTATTTACTCCCCCTGTGATCGAAAATCCTCTATTTCCTTCTACATTATTAACTGCCGAATAATAAAAGTTTTCCATAGCCCCTGATGCGTTCCAAGTAATTAGACCAGATGTTGTTGTGCCGATATTTACCACCCCTTGACCAGGTGAGCTTGAGTAACCATGCTTCCAAATTTCAACTAATAGAGTAAATTTTTGAACCCCTAGTGGGATATTAGAAAACTGGATGCCCGTGTTCCCATTCCAATTTAATCCAGCAGAAATTGTTTGACCATTGATCTTCTGTTTATCTGCAAGAAGCGTATTCACCTCCGACTCGGTATAGTAGCGGTCGTCGTGCGTGTGCGAGATGGCGGCTTTCCCGGCAAGGTCAGTCGTGAGGTTTGTCACCGCAGATTGCGCAATCCCCGTTGCAGGCGCGTAGCTTCCAGCCGCCTGCTTGTCTGCTAACAGAGTATTCATCTCTGTCTCGGTGTAATAGCGATCGTCGTGCGTGTGCGCAGCAGCGGCATAAGAGCCAGCCGCTTGCTTGCCTGCTAACAGAGTATTCATCTCTGTCTCGGTGTAATAGCGATCGTCGTGCGTGTGCGCAGCAGCGGCATAAGAGCCAGACGCCTGCTTGCCTGCTAACAGAGTATTCATCTCTGTCTCGGTGTAATAGCGATCGTCGTGCGTGTGCGCGTCTGGGGTGGCGGTGACGATGATATTGGCCGACCCATTAAACGAGACACCATTGATGGTGCGGGCCGTTTGCAGAGTTGTTGCCGTAGCGGCATTTCCAGAGCAGGCCGCCGCTGTAGTTGCTGTAGTTGCTGTCGTTGCTGTGCTGGCATTTCCGGCCAAGTTGGCCGTGATTGTTCCGGCGGAAAAATTTCCACTTCCATCCCGAGCCACGATGGCGTTGGCCGTGTTGGCGTTTGTAGCAGTGGTTGCCGAGTTGGCTACCTTCCCTGCCGTGGTGATCTGCGCAAGTTTCGTGTCGGCAATAGCAGCGGCGGCGGAGATGTCGGCGTTGACGATGTTGGCGACGGTGGCGGCATCGACCATCTGGTGGAGGTTGGCAGGGGTGACGAGTTCCCCGTTTACGAATGTTTTGCCTTTAGTAATAGTTGCCATGGGTGGGAGAGTTTTAAGTTTTAAGAATCGGAGCGGAGCGGAGAAAGACTGCCGGAGGCAGCCCGAAGGGTGAAATGTAGTTTCATCAATTAAGTTTTAAGCCTCTGTGTTCTCTGTGTGCTCTGTGGTTAATTCAAAGTTCGGGTTTCGGTGGGGTCGAGGGCGGAGCGGGTGGCTTCGGCGCTGATCTGGCGGAGGATGGGTCGGCCGCTTTGCGTGCGGAAGCGGAGGTCGAGGCCGGTGGCTTTGCAGCGCAGGGGGGCCTTCAGCGTGTAGTCCTCCTCCTCGCCGGCGGTGTTCTCCAGGGCGGCGACTTGGAAGTCCGCGTCGTAGTCAGTCGTCACGGCATCCAGCGTGCAGGCGGAGGCGTCCGGCAGGAGCACGCTGGCTTTGGCTCGGGTGAGGCGCTTGGTATTGAGGCTCCCCCAGCCGTAGCGGCGGGTAATGAGTTCGGAGGGGATTTCGGTGTAGAGGTCTTGCGCGTTCGCGTAGGGCACCTCGTCGCCGTAGTCCAGCTCATCGAGCAGGAAGAGGGTTCCGGCGCGGCTGGCGGCGAAGAGGCGGCGTTGGCTGGAGTAGGCGGCGACCAGTAGCTCGTCGAGGTTGATGGCGTAGGTGTCGCGGCTTTCCCATTGGGAATTTAGGGCGTTCCAGAGGAAAAGGGTGTTGTTGCTTGTGGCGTTCTCGCCGATGGGCACGGCGAGGTAGTAGCGGTTATTCCACCACCGGCCTACGGCGAGGTGCGCGTAGTCGCTGTTGATTTCGTCGATCTGGTCGGCGATGGGGTCCGACAGCGGCTGGGTGTTGGCGCGGAGCTTGAGGTCGAGCTGTGTGTCGAGGCGGTAAACTCCGGCGTCGGAGAGGAAAAACACAAACTGACCGGCCGTCTGGATCGAGCGGCGGGCTACGCAGCCGACCTCGTCGGTGAGGAGCGTGAGGCGGGAAACGGCGGAGTCCACCGTGAAATCTGTGCCGGTCGCGTTGCTGGTGTCGGTGAGGTTGGCCAGCCAGATCGAGTTGCGTAGGAAGACCAGCGCTTGGCCTTCGACCCATGGGTGAATGGCGACAAGGTAGTCGTTGCTGCCCTGGTTGGCGCGGAAGGATTGGAAAAAGGGATCGTAGAGGTCTGGGTCCAGAACATCCGAGATCGCCACCGTGTCGCGGCCATCGGGGATCCACAGGCGGTTGCCGATGTAGCTGGCCCAGCCAGTGGAGCGCAGGGTCTTAAATGTCACGCCCTCGGCAGGCACGCCCGAGGCGGCGCGTTGAAACTCCATCGTCGAGCCATCCCACCAGAGCGGGGCTTTGACGCGGCGGATTGCGATGTCGGCGGCGACATCCGGCGCTGTGCCAGCGGGCACGGCGAGGGTGAAGGCATTGGCCGTAGCGGTGAGGATGTCATACTCATGCCCTTGGAATGCCGCTTGGCTCCCCTCCTCTATCCGCACGCGCTGCCCGGCGGCGAGGCCATGTGCGGTGATGTGGACGGTGGCCGTGGTGCCAGAGACTGCGATGCCGCTGGCGGTGGTGTATTTCCAATCCCAGCCAGGGAGCGTCATGTCGGCCTCGCGCAAGAGGTAGAAACGGTTGAATGCCTGTATCGTCGAAACGCTGTCCGTGGGCTCGATGATCTCGTCAGATGCAGTGCCAGTGGCGGGATAGTTGATCTCCTCGATAGGCTCATCCTGCCGGTAGAGATACGCCGAGGTCGGCCCGCAAAGGACGATGTATTCATTTTCATCGTCGTAATTTGGCGAGCTGAAAACGCCCGAGGCGAAGATGCCGCCGCTGTAGATCGTGCGCACGCGGGCATTGGCATCCAGCACAAAGGGCATCACGAGAGGCTGCGTGCCTGCCGATATGCCATCACCCAGCCGCTTCGCGCCTTTGCGCGTCTGCGCTACGCCTCGGTCGAGTCGCATGTTTTCGGCGTATTGGACCATGCCCGCTTGCAACTGGAGCGGGTTGAGGCGGGAGGCCATGCCGATAAATCCAGCATCGCCTTCGACTATGGTCTGATCGTCGGGCATCTACCTTTTATTGTGCGGGGGCTTGTCAAGGAGGGTGCGGATGGCCGGGGTGCTCAGGCGGCGGCGGTTGTTTGAGCTGAAAAGGTCGCGGATGCCGGAGGCGGTTTTGTGCGGGTGGGCGAGGATTTTCTCGCGGACTTTTGGCAATAGGTCGGCGGGGATGCCGGGGATGGAGTCTGCTGCGGCGGGGGAGGTTTTGGTGCCAGCCGTGCGCTGGCGGTAGCCGGTTTGGTAGAGGAGTTGGCGGCTGCCGGGTTGCCAGTGTGGGAAGTTCTGCTTCTCGACTTGGCCGTCGCGGATGGAGGCGGCGAGGATTTTGGGGACTTCGCTTGGTTCGCAATCGAGGTCGGCGGCGATTTCGTCGGCCGTGCTCCAGCCGGGCGGGAGACTGTTGGTGCGCTTGGCGAGGTGTTTCCAGGTCATAGGTAAATGGGAGAGGTCATGGTGCGTCCGCGCTTTTTATCGAGGAGGAAGTAGGTCTGCGTGGGGGGCTCGAAGCTGGCTTTGATTGAGAGGGCGTAGGCATTGTAGCCAATGAGGCTGCCGTTGCAGAGCCAGTGCCGGTTCTGCTGGTATTGGTGCCAGTGCCCGAAAAGATCAAGGTCGGCTCGGTTGGGCGATTTATTCCATGAGGCGATGGCCTTTTCTGTCGGGATGGTAAGGCCCCCGATGCCGCCTTGAAATTTGAGGCCGTCGCCATGATGGAAGCGGAGGCGGCGGTCGAAGACCGTCATGAAATTGAAGTAGCTGTCGGCGATTTGAAATTCGATTTGCTGGTCGTCGGCGAAGCGGCCTTCGAGGATGCGATAGAGAAGCCACTCGTAGCTGTGGGCGGCTCCGGTGGCGTGGCGGGGTTTGACGGTGGTGCGTCCGTGGTTGCCGTAAGAGGTCGGGATGAGGATGCGCTTGAAGTGGGGCTTGAGCGTGGCGAGGCCGTCTGCGAGACGGTCTTGCAGCCAGAGGATGACTTGCGTCGGCGTCTTGGAGTTCGATTCGGCGAGTTCTTCGTGGATCATCCCGGTCATGAGGTCGCCGCCGAGCCACAAAATGAGGTCGTCGATCTTGGCCCCGTGGCGTTCGATCTCGGTGAGGCGGGCGATGGTGGAGAAAAATTTCTCGATGCGGGTCTTGGCGATGGGGAGCCGGTATTCGTTAAGGCCGTTGACGCTGGCGGATTCGACCGTTTCCTCGACATGCCAATCGCTGGCCAGCGCGATGGCGACGGCCTCGGCTTTGTCGTTCATCGAGACGGTGAGGGGCTGCGGGCGGATGCGTGTCTTGCCGAGCGAGAGCGCGATGCCGAGTTGCTTTTCCAGCGATTCGACGCTGGCTTGGTATTGGGCGAGCTTGGCTTTGAGCGCATCGACTTCTGTCTTGTGGGCTTTGTCTGCTTGCTCGCGGGCTATGGAACTCCAGGATGTTTTCATTCGTCGTCCTCCTCGTCGTCTTCGGTTTCGTAAGGCCACAAGATTTCGTCGGCCTCGCGGCACAGGGCGCGGGCGGCGTAATCGTTGCCGAATTTCAAATCCATGTAGAAAGTCTCGCCCTCCGCTTCCCATGAGACGATGCAGAGGCCGACATCGAAATGCTCGGCGAGGAGGTCACGGACTTGGAGCATCACGGCCTCGCGGTCTTTGGGTGGGGAGGCTTTGGGTTTGCGAATGCGGCTCATGCGTTGCCCTCCTCGACGAGCAGGTAGGGGATGGTTTTCTGCCCGGCGCGGTCCATTTCGGAATAGACGAGGGCGACGAACGCGCTCCACTGGGCGGGGTGGATCGTCTGGCAGCCTTCGCTGCTGGTAGTGCGGGTGCCGCCCTTGTGGATGTTGATGGCGATACCCATCGAGTCGCCTGTCTCGTCGCGGGTCACGGGGAGTTGTTCGCCAGGCGTGGCGGGGCGCAGCGCGGGGTAGCCGCCGCCGGGCTTGGAGAGGCCGTGCTTCCCCTTGCGGTAGCGGTGGACTCCGGGCTTCAAGACCGCGATGCCTTTGCGGCGGATCGAGGGATCGGTATTCGCATTGAAGGTGGCGTAGGCGTTGGGCGATACGAGAAAAATGGCGTCGTCGTAGATGCCTCGGTCGTTCTCGCCGGGCTTGCCCATGGTGTCTCGGTAGTAGCCGCGAATGCCCACCAGCGCGACCTCATCGGCGACGCGAGCTTTTGTCAGCAGGGCTTGCGTCTTCGACTTGGCTTGTTGTGGGCGGCTCGGGGGGAGCATGGGGAGTTTTAAGGATTAAGTTTTAAGTTTTAAGTTCTCCCTCTGTGCTCTCTGTGTCCTCTGTGGTTATTTTGAGGATGTCGGCTTGGGCAGCTCGGGGAGGGTGTAGCTGAAGCGCCCGTAGTCGGTTTCGAGGGAGATGCCGAGGGTGCTGCAGCCGGTCAAAAATGAGATGCAGAGAAAGATGTAGCCGAGCAGCAGGCCGGTGGCGGCGATCTGGGCGGGCGAGGTCATTTCTTCTCGTCTCGGAATACTTCGATCAAAGCGATGATCGCTGCCACGGCGCTGCCGATGCTTTCCCAATGCTGCGGCGACAAGCTCAATCCGGCGAGGCCGCCGAGGACAGCGAGGCCGCGAAAGGTGGACGGCTGTTTGAGGTGCGAGAGGAATTTGTTCATGGGGGAGGGGGGGAAGGGAGTTTTAAGTTTTAAGAATTAAGTTTTAAGGGTCGTGCGGCGGGCGCTTCTTGTTGAGGATGGCGTAGAGCGAGGCCACGCCGACCGCGATGCCGACTAGGAGCGAGGCGATGCGCAGCCAGGCTTCGATCTCGGGAAGCATCGACACCCCGAGCCCCGTCGCCGTAGCGACGAGGCCGGTGAAGGAGGCGGCGGCTTGGTGCGTGTCCATTAGCTGAGGGCGGCGGCGAGCTGCGCTCCGGTGGTGGCCACGGTCGAGCATTGCGCGAGTCTGTCGGTCTGGAGCAGGTCGGTCTTGGCTTTCACCGCGTCGAGCTTCGAGGCTTCGGAGGCAGCGAGTCTGCTGCTCACGGCTTGGTCCACTCGCGCCAACTCGACCGAAAGCTCGGAACGCACGGCTGCTGCCACCGTGCTGGCGGACGGCGCAGTGACTCCGGCGATGGCGGCCTCAAGGAGGCTTTGGTCGGCAGGATCGCTCGGCAGCGCATCGGTCTTCGATTTGATCGCCGAAAGCTGGGTCGAGTTGCTATCGAGTTCCTGTCGAATCTCGATAGCTGTCGGGCCGCTGGCGCTGGTGAGCGTGCGGGTGGCGTGGCTCCAGATGTCAGTTGGCGTGACGCTTGCCGGGGCGTTGGTGAGCGTGTCCACCGTGCCGCCGGTTGTGGTGCGCGTGGCGGCGCTCCACACGGCGCTGGCCACAGAGGCTGCGGTTGGGGCGCTGGTCGGCGCGTTGTAGTCTGCCGATGCGAGGCGGCTGGAGATCGTGGCATCCAAGTTGATGAGCTTGCCGCCAGTGCGCTCAAGGTCGGCTCGGATCGCGGCGACGAGGGCGATCTGGTCAACATTGCTGTTTCCGATTGCGGCGACGATGG